GTAGCTTTCCGTCGGACAGAAGTTCTTTTAGATCGCTTGGTTTTTTGATATCTGCAAGGTCTACCGTCTTTTTACTCTTTGGCATATCAAATATTACACTTGGCATAGGTTCTTCCTTTGGTTGGTTAATCCACGATTCGTCGTGGTCCGCTAAATACTCTTCTTTATCTCGCTTGAACTGATCCGGGTCCACGTAGTCTTCTTCCTGCGTGGTTAGGTATTCATCCAGCTCAATCATTACGCGATCCTTACCCATCGTTTTCCCTCCTTTTTAAAAAAGCATTGACAGTAACTACATTGCCTTCATCGTCTATGAACCTGTATTTTGTGACGCTAAAAGGTCTGCCGACTGCATCAAGAACTTCCGTAGTGATTTCTACTTCTGTAATTTCGTGAACACTTAGGCTGGTCATTGTCTTCATCTTATTTCCACCCTTTTCCACCCTTTTGATTTCTGCAACACTTCTTTGATTTCTGCAACACTTCTTTGATTTCTGCAACACTTCTTTGATTTCTGCAAGAGATTAGTTGCCGTGTTTGTGCTAGGTCCGAAGCATCCCATACTTTATGTGTGTATGCAACTGTTTTAGCCAGATGTTCCATGTGGAACATATGTATTTGTGTAAACACATAAAAATGTGATACGGTGGGTGTTCTTATCAGGGAGTAAACGAATGGCACAGAAAAAGTACCGAGATGTAACTTTCAATCATTTAGAACAAGCTATTACGCCCTTGCGTAGCGAACTGTCCCGGGAGTTTCGTTTAGCCGTAGCAAAGATCGTGGTCGGCGGGTCGGTGGGCGCGGTTCTGTTTTACCTTTTCACGCTAACGGTACTTTCAATTTAGGGGGGAAGCCAATGAAACAAATTAAAGAAAACTACGAGCTTTATTGTAGAACGAGCGAAAAGCCGATTAGTAGCTTAATCGAGGAAGTTGCTCTGGGTTTAGCGGATTGGATAGCTAATCACAACATCCCGGAAGACGATGTGGAGCGAACTGCTTTCTTCGCAGCGGTCGGGACGCAGGTCGTGGAAGAAATTTCGGAACAATTGCAAGTTTATAGTAAAACTTTCTATGCAGCGAACGCGATGTCCTCTTCACAGGAAGAGCTTACTCCGGCAGAAGAGTTAGCTATATGGAACAAACGCAGAAAAAATTTAATACACTAAAGGGAGTATGCACGATGGGTAGACCTAGAAAATGGCCACCAGAGACAGTAGCCGCGATTCGTCATGGAAGATTTATTGAGAAAAGGAAAATAGCGTGGTTGGGGGAGCGTTACGGCGTTCCTATAGATACCGTAAGAGATTGGTTGTACCGGGGTCGTAGAGCCGAAGAAGCAGAAACCCCCGAAGTTAGCGTTTAGCCACAGTATCCGGCCAAGGCTCGTCCTCTTCTCTCTTCTTCTTTACGCGCATTTCTTCGCGTAGGAAGGAGAGGTCTTTATCTGTCAGGTTCTCTCGCTTCCACGCATCAAAAATAATCCGCAGTTGTCCGCTGATCGTGCGTCCCTCAACGTGGGAGATCACAACTATCTCTTCGTAGATGTCTGTCGGCACTAAGACCGATTTCCATTTTTTAGTGTCCATTAATAATCTCCTCCATATGTGGGATTGTATAAGATTTTATCATTTAATTCAATTCTTTAGCATCGCCCCAAGTAGGGCCTAGCTCTATGTCGCATTTGTTGGGAACGGACAGAGGGACCGCCGCTTCCATAATCTCTGCCAGCTCCCGGGCCTCGGCTTCATTGGCCACCGAGAACGCCAGTTCATCGTGTACTTGCAGCAACGGTATCTTGCCTGCCTCGCACACGTTAACCATCGCTTGCTTAGTCATATCTGCCGCGCTGGCTTGGATTAGCCTGTTCAACGCCTTATAGGTAAACGCTCTCTTGAGCTTGGTCGTAGGTCCGTAGGCCGCGACTGCTTCTTCGTAGGGCATAGCCTTTGTCATTTCAAAGGTGTCCGGTTCAAATAGCTCAAAGCGGCACTTACGGCCCCGTATGGAGCGGATACAACCCCCGGATCGTGGGTCGTCTAAGTAACGCTGTACGCCTTGGGTTAATTGCTTAACAAAGGGTACTTTCTGATGGTACTGCTGGGTCAGGGACTTGGCCTCCTCAAGAGAGATATCCAGTTGCTGGCTCAACTTCAAAACCCCCATTCCGTACATGAGGGCCAAATTTATTACCTTGGCCGTCTTTCGGGGCAGGCCCGAAAGGTCCGCCACAAGAGAATGAAAATCCGCCTCTGGGTTCTCGTTATACTCTTTAATAAACTCTTCTACGCCGCCCATTTGTATCTTGCGATAGTTGCCAAAGGCTTGAGCGTAGTGGGTCAAGATGCGAGGTTCTTGCTGAGAATAGTCTATGGCCGCGAAAATCTCGCCTTCTTCGGGGAGAAACAACCGTCGCATCATCGGGCCTAACTCTGGATCGCGGGCCGGGATAGTTTGTAGGGCTGGGTTGCTCATGCTCAAGCGTCCGCTTACGGTTCCCCCGGAATCGGAACGCACTTGGTTTATGTGCCCGTGTACCCGGCTGTCCTTACCTACGTACTTTAAGATGCTGTCTATAAACGTGCCTTGAATCTTGTTTAGGTTACGCGCTTCGACTATACGCTTAGGGAGTTCATGCGGATGCTCGGACAAGAACAACTTAGTAAAGCTAGGGGAACCCTTTTCTGTTTTGGGGTAAGCCAGCCCTGCCTTATCAAACGCCTTAGCTACAGACGCAGCGGCCCAAATCTCTACGTTCACGCCAGCCAACTGCTTTATGCGAACCATAGTCTCCTTCTCGCGCTTTATAAGCATCTGCTTTGACCGCTCGGCTTGGTCTACGTCTACACGCATCCCCTGCTCAGTCATACTAACCAGATGGGGCAGCAGGCTTGTTTCCAGCTTCCATATGTCCCACAGCTCTTGGTTGTTAAGCAGAGTTTTAAAATGATTCCAAAGCTCCAGAGTCACCTCTGCATCGACAGACGCGTAAGGGCCAACATAAATACTTGGCAACTTCCACATCTCAGCTTTAGGGTCAACGCCAAACTCCCGGGCACTCTCTACCAGCAGCTTCTCTGACTTGGTTTTACCAAGGTATTCGTAGCACAGTGCGTTAAGGGAATAGGAGAAACGGTTCTCGTCTATCAAAGCAGCCGTCATCATGGTGTCGATGATCCTACCTTTGACTTCAAAGCCCATCGCACGTATCCAACCTAAATCGTACTGCGCGTTGTGCATGATCTTATCTGCCGGGCACTCAAAGACTTTCTTCAGATACTTATTGATCTGGCGTACATCCATGTTGCCGCCACCTAGATGACCGATAGGAAAATACCCGCTCCACCCGGGAACAGCTATGGCGTATCCAACCACCTCACCGTTCTTTGTGGGCCAGCCCGGTCCCCTAAGTCGAAGGTCCGGGTCGCGTGTTTCCACATCTATGGCTATCTCGGGCGCGTCAAAGATTTCTGGAAAGGGATGCTCGGGCGGAAGCCAATCCGACTGTGGAGGGAACATCGCCATTTGTAGTTTATTGTTTGCCACAGGTTAGCCTCTAAAACGGTAAGCCATCAGACGTTTCGTCATCTGGCTTCAATACGTTGGCGCGGATGTTCGTAGTCGGGGCCAATATCTTTGCTTTAACAGACAAGCTAAAGAACTTCTTGCCGCTCTTGGCTTCTTTAACCCATGCGTCAAGCCAGAACTCTTGTCCGCCTACGTTAATGCTTCCGTTGTAATCAGAGTGGGTGTCCTTTTCCTTCTTTTCATTTTTAAAAAGTACGCCCCGGTCTGTGTTGTCATAATCTGGCATAGCTTATCCTCTCTTTGATGGATCGTTGCGTAGGGTTTTTTCCCACACTTTGTTTGTAGGCCCACCTAACGCGGTAGCACCATGATGAAATTTGTGAATAACCCCGCCGTTACTTAAATAAACTCTTATGTTTTCTGCAAGAATCTCTCGCTCTAACTCTTTGTTTGACTTAGACGGATCGTCTGTCTTTAATTTCCATGCCTTCAAGCTTCTGTACCTCTCCATGTTGTTTCACGTAAGACAGCTTCTGAAAACGCCTTACACTCCGGGCAAAACCAGCCCAATCTTTTGTTTTCCGTAACGTTAACTACCGCCGTAGCCCTCGTAAACCCGCAGCTTTCGCAAGTGTTGAAATGCAGAGGGTCCAAACTTTCTTTGTTCATAGGTCATAAGCCCGCGTAAAGTCTTCTGGTTCTATTATAAAAAGGTTCTGCTTAGTGCGTGTTACAGCAACATAAAAAACCCGGTGTAGATCATCAGCATTGCCCTTTAAAGCAGCCGTAGTTAAATCTAGAAAGACCACCACTGATTCTGCCTCGCCGCCTTTTGTCTGATGGATAGTAGAAAGCCGTATGCGTGGCTTACTGTTAAACTTTTCCCCTCGTCGTAGGAGCGCAGTAAGGTATGCCCTGTCTACGGAAGGTAACTTATCTAGTGCTTCGTGCCAGATCATAGAAGCGGTGGCTAACAGGCCGTGTTCTAACTGGAGCTTTTCCATAGAAAACATATCGTCAACACCGGCCAGTACCTTCTTCTTACCCCGTTCAATGCGGACATTGTTCCCAGCCATGTAGCTATAGATCGCTTGAACAGTGGCCAAGGAAACGAGGTTACCCGCCCGTAGTTGTTCCCACCCGTTTATGGCGGTAGACATCTTTTCGCTAATGGATCGTGAGCCGTTACGCTCAAACAGATAGCCCTGACTTTTAAGATCAGTAGCCAGTGGTGTCAGCATATAGTTTGCTTGAGCCATGATAAGCCATGTGCCTTCGCTCATGTCTATCTCTTCGATAGAAGCTAGGCGTTGTACCTTGCCTTCAGCGGGTCTAGGGTTATAGACCTTGGGAAAACGTCGATGGATTCGGGAAACGATAAGCTGGGCAACTTTGTGTACGGATCGAGGAATACGATACGATTGTTCTAGCACTTCGGAGCCACCGGGAAGGTTAATAAACGTGTCTACATCGGCCCCAGCCCACTTATAGATAGCTTGGTCATCGTCTCCAGCCACATACATTTTCTTGGATTTATTATCCAGTACACGGGCAATGTCCCATTGAAGTGGAGACAAGTCCTGTGCTTCGTCTAGAAAGCAATAATCAAAATAAGGACAGACACGGTCCGCGTCTGCTGCAAACAGCGCCAGCATATCGGTGTAATCCAGCAGCCTATTAACCTTCTTATACGCTTGAAACGCCCGGTCGATGTAATCCACCTCTACCCAAGGCATTTCTATGTCGCTGCCGTTGTACTCTTCTTGCAAAGCAGTTTTCTTCAGCCGGGAAAGATTTATCAATCCCAGTACAGGGTGTTCATGAGTTAGTGCTGGCCCATCCTCTGGGTTAAAGCTGTTGGTAACATTTAGAGCTACACCAATCTTCTTAGACAGATCATCAAAGTGTTCCCTTTGCATCAGGTCTTGCTTCTGTACCGCCAAGCTTCTGTAGGCAAAGCTGTGCAAAGTCCTAAAGAAGGGAAGGTCTTGCTTTGGATCAAGCTTAAAGCGTACCGCCGCCCGCTCCTTAGCCTCTGTTGCGGCCTTGCGAGTAAAGGCAAGAAAAGCAATACGGCTAGGTGGAACACCCTCACTGAGTGCCCCATCAACCATATTCAACAATGTCGTTGTCTTGCCTGTTCCCGGTGGGCCAAATAGTCTAAACATTAGAAAGGCGCTTCCTCTTCCTGACCCATGTCCGGCACGTTGACCGCAACAGTGGTTCCATCAAAAGCTGGAATACACCAGACCCTGATCGCCTTTCCTTTAATCTTCAAAGAGGTAGCATCCCCGTTTATATCTCGCAAACGCTGCGCTATACGGTGAGACTTGTACTCAAAGAACCTATTCTTCTTGAGGAAAGCTTCAAAGTCTTTAAGCCGAAAGTAGGTCTTCTGCTCTTCTTCTTCTGTCCAAGGACGCCGTAACAGAAGTTCTTCCCGAGCTTGAGCCTGCTGCATAGATGTACAGAACTCTTCCAGAAAGTCGTAGAACTGTCCTTCTATACTGGCATCTTGGGAAACCTCTACAATAGAACCGTCATGCTCTCCCATCTCCTGTAGCAACTGATTGATCCTCGTCTCCCACAAATCCTTCTTAACAGACCGAGGCATGAAATCTAGTTGCTCCACACAGGAACGTTGAAAGACCGTTTGGTTCATTAGAGCTTCTGTCTCTAGTTCCAAGGGCCGTGAGCCGACGTCTACGAACCAGACAGGTGGCGTACTGTTGTACTTCCTAAGATTAGCTATGACCACTCCGGAGATAGCGGCATCTATTCCGTACTTACGGGTCTTACACAGCTCTGCGTTGCAATGGTTGCAGATAGGCGTGTCCTTACACATATACGTGTAATCTTTCTTGAGGAGCTGCCTAGCCACGACATTGACCTCATCCAGCCCAAGAGGCGGGTCAAGGTATTGAGAGTTGTACTTTAAGAATTCGCTTTCCCATGAATCTGGGTAAGCTTTTCGCAGGTATACCCCAAGGTTGAATAGACCGTTATTGCGTCCACCTTCGGATATCTTTTCCCGTGCCAAGATTTGTAAGCACGGTGGCCCGTCTTTGACAGGGATGGTCGAATCTTCTTCTACGGTAATCCCACCCACTTGCTCGGGGGTTTGCGCGTACTTCTTGTGCATCTCAAAGAATTCGTGGAGCGTAGCAGACTGCCCATCATCCTTAATGCCGTAACGTAAACCGTCTTCAGCATCAAAGTAAGGCATATTAAGAAAGTTCCCAACGTCACCACGTTCTAGAAATAAACGCACCTGCTTGGGAAAAATCTCACATCCACCGTAGCCCAGAGAAGCTGCAATATGCTGAAGCGTCTCTTGCATAAGTTGAGCCGTAATCCACTCAGTTGTAAACAGGAAGCAATGGGCACCACCGCTTTTACTGCGACAAACGACAAGCGGGAGCTTGGCTTTTCTTATTTTTGTAACCAGCTCTTTGTGGTCTAAAGGATACGTGTCGATGTCAATGCAACCCCACACACAGGAATTATCCTCGTTAATCGGGATAATCCCCAGAGCATCCCCCTTTCCAGAGAGATGCCCTTCCCACAAAGCGGGAGTACGGGGTGCTTTGACGACAGCAGCTTGGCCTACATTCTTGCCACTCTGCGCTGTTCGCTTAACGCGATATGTACCGTATGCAACTTTT